CGCTAAATCCATATTTGCATGTTTTACGAGATGATATACCGATTGGTAAAAGTTCATCATAGTCTCATACGACATGCTCAAGTAAAAAAATTATCAATTCCTTCAATAACTACTTCTTGTTGCTCACCACAGTGTGGACACTCAAGCGTGGTTTTGATACAACATTTTGGAAACTCCTCCACCTTTTTCAAAATCTTTTGCACTTGGATGAGCGACAAAGATTCTACAAAAGCAATTTTATCTTCGCTCGAATACTCTGAAAACTTCGCCAAGTCTTGATCATTGAAAACACTATCGATCACATAATACAAAATTTCCATAGGATGATCATCTGCCACCTTTTGCACCGTTGCCATGTTTCTAACAGGAATCGGTTGCACAGTCACACCAACATTTTCTGACAGCATCACTTTCAAATCATCTGGGTATTCGCCACTTGTTGTGATTAGATTCACGTTGATGTTTGCAGGAAAACTTTCTCCACAACTCTTACAGGTGACATTCACATCAATCGTTTCGCCAACTGAGCGTGATCTCATAATAATAAACAGATGCTCGATGTCAGCGTATGATAATGTTTTTACATCAACTTTTGTAATCAAACAGGAGTCAACGACCTTCATCATAGCATTGAGTACCTGCTCAAAATCATTAGAATCTTTGATCATCAATAAGACCTTTTCCTCTTTTACTAAAAAAGGTCTAAACTTTACTTTTTTGCCAGACGGCAAAGTGGTTTCATACTCTGGTGTAACAACAATTGGGATATTCATCATGTTCCTTTCATAAATTATAATCCAGCGATGAGGGCATCTACGTCACCAAGATTTTCTAACGGAGGAACGCCCCCCGGTTCGATTGGGTTAGTAGGTGGTGGAGGGGCTGATAGTGGGGGACCGCTCAAGTTAGGTGGAGTTTCAACTGAAAAATCTTTGAACGACATTGTAACCGTAAAGGTAGTAAGTGCGTCAGAATCAGCACTCGATTGAATGCCTGTGATAGTTTTTGGAAAGACCTCTCTAATTCTATAACCAAGAGTCTCGTTGTCGGATCTATCAAGATACTTAATGATAAGATTTGTAGTGTAAGAGTCTCTGAATCCCCAAGTTCCTGTAAAGGGTGCTTGAATTCCATTGATCCAATCAATAAAGACATTTCTCAAAGCCATTTGTTTGTCGGAAATCATGGTGAGTGCGATATCGTTTTCAAAATTTCTTTGATATGGATGCTCATAGTCAACGCCCGTAATTTTTTGTGTGCTGGTTGCAATGCTGAGGTTTGGTCCTGAAACTTGAATCGTTCTTTTTGAAAATGCACTTGCGAACTGTCTCATATCACCAAAATTACGAAGCACCGCACTACTAATAATTGGAGGCATAGAAGTAAATTCGACAGAGTATCTGCTGTTTAGCAGATGCCCGCCGCTTCTCATTGAAGACACAAAGTCATCAATTTTTGATGGTAAGATTGGATCTGTTGGATCTGCCATTTCACTCCTCTCCAGTATTTAGTAGATTTCTAATTATTTTTGCCCTTGATAGTAACTGAACATTTATAAAACTTTTTCTTAGAAATGCTTTTTGCAAACTATCTGACAAATCACCTATAAAAAATTCGTCCCAAAGTTCATTTGAAACCTCAAGAGCAAGAATGCCCATCCTGTCCATCCTGTATCTTTTTATGGCTGGTTTTAGAAGGGCTTCAAATCGTGGAAATCTTTTTATCATTTCATAGTCCATAAGCGACCTGCCAAACGACTGTTTTCCCTCTACCCTAGTCTTGAGTCTTTTCAAAACAATCTCACGAACTCTGTGAGGCAGGTAAAAAAGGTTCAATCCTGTAACGTATCTCCCCTCAATACCTAAAGTATACACACAAGGAAACAGATGATAATATGGTAAGGTGGTCCTACCAATTGGGTTCAAATATCTAAAAAAGTATACTCTACCCTCAGACGTAACATTTCTTTGAATCTCCCTTGGACTTATGATCCTGCTATTTTGTTTGCTAAGATCAATGGAGTCATCCCCAATCCGATCCCTATAACTAAGCAGGATGTCATCAAATGCCTTTTCTTCGTTACTTTCTGCCATAGATTTCTTTCTCCGTCAGAATTTGAAATCTCCATCCTTTTCTTTGGCATAGTGCGTCGGCTGCTGCCCACTTTGCCTGATTCACAAGATATGTGTTTGCTTCATTCAAAAATCTCTTAGACATTCTTTTTGGTTTTTGTGGCGGGATAGTTTGTTTTTTGGGCTTGACCTCAATCATTACCGTTTCAATTTTGCCAAGTTTGTTTTTCATTTCAATGATGAAGTCTGGGTAATACTTATGTTTTTTTCTATCAACAGGTGACATGTAAGGTATAGCGATCTCCTCAGATCCCCACTTGAGGATATTAGGATTATCATCGAAGATCAACATGCACTTTCGCTCCCACAAAGATCGATAAGTAATCTTGGTGGGGTCACCATAATACTTCGATGGATTTTTAGGTGTATACTTTCCACTATATGCCATATACATATCTAGGAGGCAATATATGGGCTTGGCAGACACTATAGATGAGTCAACTAAAGCACTTCAAAAAGGTGACATTGAAGTTGGATTTGGTGATGCACAATTACAAAACCGCACTGAGAGACTTACCTCTCCGGGTCTAAATGCCATTCATCCAAATGGCATCCCTATTCGCACAGATTTGGTTTATCCCCCAATAGGCGACGACTTCTTCGCATCATCCGATGCCGTGTCTCCTACAGGCATTTTCTCCTTTATTATGTTTGAGGTTTTCGGTCGAAAAGGAAACTCAGCAAACTTTAATTACGATATTTCTAGAGTCATAGACGAAGGTGTTGACACCGCACAATTTTCTCTCACTGTCGGTAATGAGGTGGAGGCAACCACAAGAAGTGCAGAAAATAATGCCATCAACAACTCTGAAAGATTTTACGGAGGCTCTGGCTTCAACGAGGCTGGTTCGGCAACTTCACGACAACTAATTGAAAGTCAGGGGGATCGAAGAATCGGCAAGGCACTTGAAAAATTACAAGATAGAATTACTTTGTATGTTCCACATCAATTGCAATTCAATGATAGTGTGCAGTACGAGGATAAGAGTATGGGGGATGCCGCTAGAATCCTTGAAGCGATGGCTGGCAACAAAGGAGCAATTACCGACGAAGTTCAACTTCGTGCGTTAGGTGCTGCATCGTCCTTTGCAGCCGGTTTACCGCTGGGTGGTTTGTCGGGTATTGAGGACACAGTAAAAGCAAGACTTGGTTTCACCGAAAATCCAAGAAATGAAGCCTTGTTCAAGAACACTGAAAGAAAAAGTTTCAACATGAGTTTCAACTTTGCACCCAGAAATCCCGATGAGGTGGAGATTGTTTTCAATATTATTGAATCGTTTAGATTTCATATGCTGCCAGAGTTGTCGGCTAGTGCGTCGGTTTTGTTTGCTCCCGATGAGTTTGAACTTACGTTCATGTATAAGAAACCCGGAGAAGGTTCCGTTGAAGAAAACTTATCAATTCCAAAACTTGGTCGTTGTTTTTTGAATAGCGTCAATGTTGATTATGCCCCGAACTCAAGATCGGCTTTCTTCATCGACGGATCTCCTTGTGAAATCAAAATGGATCTAAACTTTATGCAGGCATTCCATATGCACCGTGCTATGGTATTGAGAGGATTCTAATGTTTTTTAGTGAATTACCAACAATCCCTTTCATCAATAAAGATGGGAGTCAATCAAATCTTCGTGATATTATTCGTAGAGTAGTTTTTTCGGACGAGTCTTATCTAAACATATCAAATTACGACTACTACACGGTAAAAGACACGGACACTCCAGATTCAATCGCCCGTGATTTTTATGACAATCCAGATTATCACTGGGTTATAATTTTATACAATAATGCCTTTGATCCATTTTATACCTTTCCGCTTTCACAACGCAACTTAGATGATTATATCAATAAAAAGTATGAGGGTTCTGCCCTTTTTATATCTCGAACTGATAACGTCAAATTTGAGCCATTTTATGACTCAACAAATACTTGGGAAGTGGCAGACGTTATTACAACAAGCACATTTGATGACCAAGGAGCAGAGGTATTCGCAAACGAAAAGACTTTTGCAAGAATCAAAACTATTGATCCTCAACTGTCAAAATTACAACTTGATAAACAAATAGGTGTCTTCAAGGTAAATGATAGAATCTCACGAAGGAGAGATGTGGTTGATAACTTGAGAGCGATTGTATCAAAAGTTGTTGATGGTAGATTTGCAGTTCATCACTTTGAAGATTCAGATGGAAATGTGCTAAACCCATTGGCTACTCCACCAAATGATGACGGCGTACAATTTCCTCTGACTTCTACAAATCTTGACACTAACAGCACGGTCGGGTGGTCATCAACTGTCTTATACAACTATATCAACGGCTCATCTCTTTATGTGGTAACCAATCAAGACTATGAGGAAAAGATCAATAATAATAAACGACAGATTAGAATTCCTCGTAAGCAAGTGATTGACCAAATTTACAAAGAATACAAAGACATAATTAGAGGATAACATGACATCTAATGATAACAGAACCATCATGGATAAACAAAATGATGTTGTCATTGAAGATATCACTCTATCATCTCAATATGCCACAGAGCCACTAAGCATTGTAAAAAGCACAATGTCTGTGAGTATTTTTGAAGACATTCTTAGCCATTTTCTTATTGGAGAAATTACTCTTGTAGATGGTATCAATCTGATTGATAAGTATCCCATTGTTGGCAGAGAAATTATCGAAATCACGTTTAGAACACCATTGTATTCTGACACTAAAAAAGTAAAATTACGAGTGGTTGGTCAAAAAACAAGGGCTAAACCTGAAAATGGTGTCAGTGACATCATTACTTTACGGCTCGTATCAGAGGCGGCTTACACAGATTCAGTAACTCAAGTCTCCGAGACACTTGAAGGCACAAACTCTGAGTTGGTGACAGATTTGTTGGACAGATTTTACCCACAAAAAATTGAATCTTCAAAGGTAAGTGACACAGGATCAACTCGGTTCAAATATGTGTTCCCTTTTCAAAGACCGTCGCAGATGATTGACCAAATGATCACAAACAGTTCGCCCAGTGAATCACAAAGTCCAGACGAAAACTCTGGTTATGTTTTTTACGAGTCGTTGACAAAATACAATTATGTTCCGGTCAACTTTCTTATTGAACAAGATCCAAAAGCAATTTTTTCAAATATCAAAATCTTGCGTGTGCCAAAAACACAAGCACCAAATGATTCTAGGCTTGAGTTTGATGATCGCTCTGCCGTGATGCTTCAACGAGTAAATGGTATCTCAAGCATGGATAGAATGAATCAGATCAAAGTAGGGGCTTTTTCAAGCGTAAACTATTTTCACGATCTGACTTCCAAAGAGTGGGGTAAGGAACAATACAATCACTCAGAGGACTCAAACAGTTATGTTGATTTTACTGAAAAGGATTTGAACGAAAATACAAAACTTCCGAAAAGAAAAGATATCGTATACAAAGATGAGCCATTGAATTTTAGCCCTTCAGTCATCCATTTTTTTCCACAACACACAAATGTTCAAGGACCAGATTTCAAAAAGAATTCAACTGACTTTGATATCAAAAGACACCGGATGTCGAACATGTCTTTACTGGGTGATACACAATACCAAATAGAAACAACAGGCTCGTCTAACATTACAGTCGGTGACACAGTTTTTCTGAGACTAACTAATAATATACCAAACACAGAAATGAGAACTCAGGGTGATTTTGACGAAGAAAAAAGCGGTGTATATTTGATCAAGTCAATACAACACTTTTTTACAATCGGCGACAAACAGAGTCAGACTTACAAAACTGCGATGAGAGTTGTGAGAAACTATAGAATAGATGGCGTGACCTCTAAATCCTACACACAATTTGAAGGAGTAAATAATGCTTAATATGTACCAAGGTGTGGTTGAAGATCGAAAAGACCCGATGGAGTTGGGTAGATGTAGAGTTCGTTGGATTGGTCTTTACACCGAGGAAAAAAATCTAATCAAAACGGAGGATCTTCCGTGGTCTTATCCTGTCCAGCCAATCACATCCGCTGCCATGAGTGGAATCGGGACCACACCTCTTGGACCCGTCGAGGGAACTTGGGTTGTTGGTTTTTTTAGGGATGGTGAAAAGCGGCAGCAACCAGTTTACTTCGGGACGTTAGGTGGCATTCCCCAAACGGAGGCAGACACTTCAACTGGATTCAATGATCCTCAAGGTAAGTATCCTCTAAGTGAAAGATTAGAAGAGCAAGACACAAATCGACTGGCGAGAGGTGTAGAGGATGACACACCGATCTCAATCAGACGAAATTCACTTGATGAAATGCAAGCACCATCGGGAGGTGGGCAACTAAAAGATATTCAAGAGCCAGAAACAGAATACGCAGCAGAGTATCCTTTCAATCATGTTAGGTTTACCGAGTCAGGACACCTACATGAGTTTGATGACACCGAAGGTGCTGAGAGGATTCACGTTTACCATACGGCAGGTTCATTTGAAGAAATTTATCCAGATGGATCAAGAGTCGTAAAGGTTGTGAGTGATAATTACACTGCCATTTTAGGAGAAAATAATATTCACATTACAAAGGACACGAACGGACATGTTGTAGGGGATGTGAATATTCTTGTAAATGGTGACGTAAATCTTGAGGTTGACGGAGACATGGATACCCACGTTGATGGTGATTACAGTCTTCGTGTGGATGGTAAAATTGACATCATCGCTCAAAAGCAAGTCACCGTTCAGGGGAAGTCTATTAATTTGAACTGAGGTAAGAATGTCACAGTATACTCCACCCCCACAACCTAGCGGCAGCAATATTGACTTAGAGAAGTTTTACAATTTTATACTGACCTCTGGATTCAGAATTTTTGAGTATCAAGAGGAACCTGAGTACGCTCAATCTTTTGATTCTTGGCGTGGTAAAGCACCATCAGCCAGATATCACTTTGTTGAAATGATCACGGAGGGTGGACATGGTATAAATCGTCCTTTACAAAATTTTGAAATTGTTCAGTTTCACCCAGATTTGTCAATTCAAGAAATACAATCGTTGAGAGAGTTGTTTGAAACAAACGAGGGCATCAGACCGTTCAAACAACCCATGCAAATCAGTAAGACTGGTCTTCCAGAAAATAGCAAAAATGATATCAAGAGTAATCTTGAAGGTTTTTATAATCTGATCAAAGAAAAATCTCCCAAAGTTGAAAGGATCATACCCCCCTTCATCGGAGCAACTCTTTCACCAAGACCCGCAAAACTGACAGGCACATCGATCAAAACCATGTTGTCATCATTACCAAACAATCCAGAGGTAGGTGATCTATGGTTCAATTCATCAAAAGGTAAATATTTTGCTTATCTTTCTGATGGCATCTCTAAATACTGGGTGGAGGTATAATGCCAGCAGTAGCAAGATTTGGAGACGTATGTGGAGGGGGTATTATTGCGGGTGCGTCTACTGTTTTGACGAATGGAAGACCAACCGCTCAGATTACCAATGCTGTTCAGGGGCATGGTATTTGTCCACACTGTGCGCCGGTAACTTCAAGTGCCTCATCCACCGTTTATGCCGAGGGGCTTCCAGTTCACAGACTCTCTGATGCTTGCTCATGTGGACACTCTACATCAAGCGGATCGCCAAACGTAAACGCAGGAGGATAATATGCCTAATTTATTTGATCCACAATTAGTGAACACCACCGGCTGTGATTTGCCGACGCTGCCTATTACTGAAAAACAAAATGAACTTTTACAAAGAGTGATTAGTGGTGAGATTTTTGAAAACCCTCTTGAGGGAGTCGCAAATGCCACACAGGATGCGATGAACAACGCATTCGCTAGACTGGGTAATTTTCTGCAATTTGATGGCACTAGCGATATTCGTGAATCACTCGCCACCGCTGCGGATCAAATCGCTTTGATGCGGGATCACACTAGAAGGCTTAGTGGTCTTTCAGAAAATCCGGGCAACGCTCTGGGGCTACAGGGTATACAAGCGATTGCTAATACATTCAACAATTTCAAAAACTCAATCGAAGGTGGAACAATCGGTCAGGATCTTGTTGAT